TTTATGTTCCAGTCTCCTGACAATGTTGGCGATACCTTGGTAGATACTACAGCTTATACACAGTTTATTTGTGATTTTTACTTTAACGTAATTGTTGCTCGTGAATTGCCATTGTTCTCTACTCCATCTAGTTTGATTGGTAGGTATTAAGTATGTCTATTACTTTAGGAGCTGCAGCTGTTGCGGCTGCTATTGCTGCTCTTGGTTCTTTGATAGGTAAGGGTATTGATTCGGCTAATTCTGCTGCGCATGATGATCGTGAAAAACAGAAGGCTGAATTGCTCGCACAGTTGAATCATCAATATGATCTTGACCTTGAGAAATATAAGGCAGGTAATGCCAGAGATTTGGCTAATCTCAATAATGATGCGTCTCTTGCTCGTCAGGTTAATCAACAGACATTTGATAAGATGATGGATGATACTAAATATCAGAGAGCCGTACAGGATATGAAATCCGCCGGTCTTAATATAAATGCCTTAGGTTCCGGCGGTATGACGTCTCCGACTGTAGCTGATGGCGGAGCTGGTTCTGTAAGACCTGTAGGTGATGTCTCAATGTCTAATCAGGATGATATTTCAAATGCATTGATGAATCTTGCTAGGAAAAATCCTAATGAGTTTAAAAAGCTTCTCAAACGTTCGCAGGCAAATAATGCAAAACAAGTCATGACTGCTCTTAAGTCGCTTAAATAGGCTAAAAAAAGCCTGTCAAGTGGCGAGCTTTAGCGATACGGCGTAGCGCAACACTTGAGAGAGCGGTTAGCTCTGCCCACAATTGGAACAAAGGCAAAAGAAACTCGCTTTCTTTTTGCCTTGCGCCCCTTGGCGAAAGATACAGAAGGGAGTTTGAGGGTCTGGACCCTCAAGAAGTCGTTTCGATGAAATCGATTGAAAAGACCCAGAACGCGCGCGCGTGTTTACACGTGTGTGCGAATCTGGGAATTTTCAATTCAGAAACATAATGTGATAGAAAACAGATGTGTGAAGTAAATTCAGTAGCAAACATAATTTGCTAGTTGTATAATAGAGCAAGATGAGTCTTGCACATGATGTCATCGAAAGAAAGAGACCCAGTTATTCAAGCCCTCTGGGTCTTTTTCTTTGTTGGTTTTCTTTCTCGCGCGCGCACGCGCGCACGCACGCACCATATATTACTTGATAATATGGTGCGGAGTGACACAACTAAGTTGTGGAACGAAATTTAAAAACAATAATTGTTTAGTGACACAATATTTTATATAATAATTATAGTCATTAAGGAGGGCTTATAAATGACTGTTATGAAAAAACAAAGATATCTGGTTGTTGGTAATTTTTGTCGTAGGTATTTTTCTAAGTATTCGGATGCTTTAAACTTTTATATGGTTATTCAGAGTTCTATGTCTAAGGTTTATATTTATGATAGAAAAACGCATGAATATATTATTAAAAAAATTGTTAAGGTGTCTAAGTTATGATGAAATGTGATATTGCTTTTGCTTTATCTAAAGGTACTGGATATAAAACTGAAGATTTTGATGTTGATTCTTTGTTAAGATGTGCTGGTGTTAGATTAAATGAAATTCAATCTGTTTATGTTACTAATGGTTATATTATTCGTATTGTTATGCTTCCTTCTTTTTATCCTGTTTTAACTGATATGTGTACTAGTTTAACTGGCGATTTGTTAGTTGTTCGAGATTTTTTGAAAAAGGAGTAAATGATGCCTTGTTATCAACCTGTTTTAAGAGTGTTTTATCGTCATTTCCTTACAGGAAAACTTTATTCTATAGGTGTTGATTATCATGGTGAACCACTTGATGATCTCCGTCATGATTATGAAGGTACTTATAGACTTGATCATGGATGTAAGGATTACTATGAAAAGCTTGTGTTGACTCCCTGCGGAAAATGTATTGGATGTCGTACAGATAAAAGAAGAGAATGGACTTCACGTCTTATTTTGGAGGATAAGGATGAACAGAAAAAAGGGTATAACGGATATTTCATCACTCTTACTTATGATGATTCTCATCTACCTTCTGATGGCTGTTTGGTGAAAAAGGATTTTCAGGATTTTATGAAGAGGTTTCGTATAAATTTTAAACGTAGATTTGATGTTGATGATGTTCGATTCTTTGGTTGTGGTGAATATGGAGAGAATTTCCATCGTCCACATTATCATCTTATTTCTTGGCTTCCGCTTACTATTGATGATGTTAAGGTTGTGACCCAGTTATCTTGGGCTCTAGGTTTTGTTGAAGTTGATTATGCTTCTGTAGATAGGTTTGCCTATGTTGCTGGATATGTTTCTAAGAAACTTATTGATTCTGGTGATATAGAAGCTGTTGATGTTGATACTGGTGAAGTTACTAAGTTGACTAAGGAATTTCTTCTGATGTCGCGTCGTCCTGGTATTGGCGCTGCTTATCCTATATCTAAGATTAAAGAGACTGGCAAGATATACCTTAATGATGGTAAGAAGGTTTCTCCGCCTCGTTATTATAAGAATAAGTTGACTCCTCAGGAAAAAGAGGACTTAAGAATTAGAGGTAGTCCTGTTGATATTCGTTATACTGAGTTTGTTCGTTCTGGTAAAGACTGGAGTGAGTTCCTCAGTGATCAATTTGAAAGTGCTATAAGGCAACTACAAATTACTAAATTTAATAATTCGAAAGGAAAAAGGAGAATATGAATTTAGAGGAAATTCTGAAAGAGTTACAACCCTATCTTATTTCGCTGGTTGTTGCTATTGCCTCATCTCTTATAATGCTTGTTAGGACTTCTACTGCTTCTATCGTTAATCGTCTTAACAAAAAAAATGCTGTGTTGGATAGGTCGGTGGTTACTGACCCAACTGGCTATTATTCCGCCACTAATTTGATTAGTGATGACTATGTTGTCCTATATCAAGGAAAGGAAGTGAATAAAGATGATATTAGAGTTGTTAGAGTTTCAAGAGAACTCGGAAAGGATAAAAAATTATGAGACGTTATGTAAATTCGAATCTTGCTACACGTTCAACTTTTCATCGTACTGCTATGAGAACTCGTGCTGTCAATGTTGGTTTCTACGTACCACGAGGAGGTCTTAGATTCTAATGTCTGAAACTTCCAAAAAAGAGACTGTGACTGTTGAAGAGGTTTTTCCTCTTCGTACTCTTCGTTCTAAGGATGGTAAGAAATTGATTGATTGTTATCAACAGTTCCGTGAAACTTTTAAAGAGGTTCCCCCTTTGGCTGTAGATCCAGACACTGGTGATATTCTTAATAAGAGTCATGAAGTTCAGCTTGTTAAGTGTGATCCAATTGATATTCAAGATGAGGTTGATTCCTATTTTGACAGTGTGGATTTAAAAACGAATATTATTCGTTTGTCTCGTCAAGGTATTGACCCTTCCAAGGCTTTGGAGGTTGCTACTCCTGAGATTTACGCTGATATTTCTCAGTTGCCTGATAATATCAATGATTGGAAAGGTTTCTTTGCTGAGAAGGCTGAGCAAAAGGCTCAACTGGATATTCAAATTAAGGAAGCTCAAAGGAAAGCCCAGGAAGCGGAACAGGCTAAACAGAAATCACTTGATGATGCTATAGCTTCTAAGATTGCTCAATATATGGCTAATAAGGAGAACAAGTAATTTATGGATCTATATGAAAAAGGTGTAGTTGATTCTGGTAGTAATGTTAATACTAAACGTTCTACTTTTGATTTGTCCCATTCTTATAAGTCTGGTGTTAGATCTGGTTTGTTGATTCCGTTCTTTATGGAAGAGGTTCTTCCTGGTGATACTTTCAGTGTTGGTACGTCTTTTGTTACTCGTATGTTGACCCCTGCTGTTCCGGTTATGGATAATGCTTTCTTGGATTATTTCTTCTTTTATGTTCCTGCACGTATTGCCTGTAATAAAGAAGGTATTGATGATAAGACATTTCAAAGAGTTATGGGTGAGAATACTACTACTGCTTGGGCATCTCAAAATTTGCCTGAGATGCCATCCGTTAATCTTTATGATGTTTTTATGGCTGTTAATAACTGGTGTAATACCAATGTCTCCGGTTATGGTGCTATGAGTAATGCTAATAAGTATAAGGAAGTTCTCAAGAAGTTTTCTCGTACTCTTTGGTGTTATTTTGGTAACCCTGCTCTTCCTTGTCTTTCTACCTGGAATGTTTCCGGTGTTCCTTCCATGTCTCAGGCTCAAATGATGAAAGTTAAAGTAACTTTAGCTCCGTTCTATGCCTATCAGACTATTTGGAATCGTCGATTCCGTAATGAGAATGTAACTAATCCTCGTTATCTCTCTGGCGCTCAGTTGGTTATTAGTGATCCTTTTGAGTTGGCTAAGATGCATGATGTCTTTACTGATGCTCTCCCAGCTCCTCAAAAAGGCGATTCCGTCGCTCTTAATTTCCTCTCTGGTTTTGCTCCTATCGATACTTCAGCATCCTTTTATAATTTTGGTATGAATCCGCCAGCTATGCAAACTAAATATCCAACTGGTGGTGATGTTGTTCTTGGTCTTGATGGTTCTTCTAATATGTTAGATACTACTAATGCTTCAGGTATAACGTTAGGTGATAATCCTGTTGTCTCTTCTAACCTTGTTGCTAATCTTAATGCGACTACTGGTAACTCTGTAATTGATGTTAATTCTCTTCGTTTCTCTCTCTCGTTACAGTCTCTTTATGAGTTAGAGGCTCGTACTGGTTCTCGATATAAAGAGCAATTAATGGCTCAATTTAATGTTGAGGCACGTGATCTTCCACTTGATGATCCTGAATACTTAGGCGGTAAACATGTTCCAATCAATATTGATACAGTGTTAGCTACTACTGGTACTTCTACTCAGGCTCTTGGTGATACTGGTGCATTCTCTAATACTTATGATAATGATGGTGTCTTTACTAAGTCCTTTACCCAGCACGGCTTTGTTATTGGCTGTTTCGGTATTCGTACTCATCAATCTTATTTTCAGGGTATTTCCAAAAAGTGGCGTCATCTTTCTAAGCTTGATTTCTTTAATCGTATGTTCGCTCACATTGGTGAACAGCCTATCAAGTTATCAGAACTTTATCTTGCCGGTACTAATGATGATCACGTTTTCGGTTATCAAGAAGCCTGGTATGAATACAGAGCTCACGAAGACCAGATTACTGGATCATTAAATCCAATCTATGGTGAGGAAGGTTTGAAGAAATGGACGTTTGCTAATGGTTTTGCTTCTACTCCTTCTTTGTCTGATGCCTTTATGTTCCAGTCTCCTGACAATGTTGGCGATACCTTGGTAGATACTACAGCTTATACACAGTTTATTTGTGATTTTTACTTTAACGTAATTGTTGCTCGTGAATTGCCATTGTTCTCTACTCCAT